TCTTCAAGAAGCTATCTGATGGTCAATTACAGAACTTTACAGGGGAGCAAAGACGTGAGACTGAGAACTTTATCAAGACATCAATTGGTGACATGGATGACTTTCTAATGACCATTGTGACTACCGCATCAAACCTTGAAGACTTGTTGGAAGCAAAACCAACGGCTCGTGGTCAGGTGTTAAGTAGATTCTTGGGGTTAGAGTTCCTTAAAAAGAAAGAAGAAACAGGTAAAGAAATCTATTCTGAGTTCTCGAAAGGAATGATGTCCAATGTATATAACACTGAATCGTTAAGACAGGATATCAGTACCTCAAAAGAGGAAATCCAAAGACTTAGTATTGAAATCGAAGAAGCAACTGAAAAGATAAAAGATGTTGATAGTCGTCTTCAAAAGGGTCAGGAATACAAAGATAACTTGTTGAAATCCAAATACACGGACTTGGACCAAGAGTTGGTTATCTTGAACCCTGAAAGACTCAAAGGTCAGATTGATGAGTACCGAACCATCGGAAAAAGAATCAAAGGACAGATTGACGAAGTTAAAATTGTTGAACCCAAAGAGTTCTACCACGAAGACAGACACGATGCGGTTAAAGAAGTTATCAAATCTCGTTTTGCTGAACAGGTAACCTGTGAGAACAAGGTGGAAGAAATCCAAGACCTTATTGAAAAATATGGTGATGGAATTCAGTGTGAACACTGCGGAATCAAGTTGATGGAGGCTGAGTTGACCAAGAAAAAGATTGACCAACTTGAAGGGTATAAAAAACTTGTTAAGGAATTCAAAAAAGAAATTGAAGGTCTTGAAAAGAAAGAAGAATCTTTCACTCAACTTAAGAAAGATTTCGATGAATACGAAAGAGCAAAACTCATTAAAGAAAAATATGAGGCGACCTTTGAAGCAAACAATCTTAAATTGGAACAATCTGAAGACAAACTAAAACGTTATGAGGAGGTTCAGGATAAGATTAAAAAGAACAATGAGATTGAAGGTCAGTTGGTTAAAGCGGGTATGAGAATCGAAGATTTGATTGGAGAGAAGAGAGGTTATGAAAGAACTCAAACAACTAACGCGAATCAAATTGAAAACCTAAACTCTCGTATTGAGAAGAACAATGAGACCATCCTCAAGATAGCCGAAGAGTTCGAACGTGAGAAGATTTATAAGATTTACTTAGATGTCTTCGGTAAGAACGGAATTGCTAAGATTATTATGAAGACAATGTTACCTTTGATTAACTCTGAACTTCAGAGATTACTTCAGGACTCTTGTTTCTTCAACTTGGAGATTCGTATTAACGACAAGAATGAGGTTGACTTCATCATGATTGACAACGGAACAGGTATTGAAAAACCAATGACCGCAGGTTCAGGATATGAGAAAACCGTTGGAGCGTTGGCTATCAGAGCGGTACTCGCTAAGGTATGTTCACTTCCAAAACCAAACATATCAGTTTACGATGAGACGTGGGGTAAGGTTTCAAACGATAATTTGGAAATGGTGGGAGATTTTTTCATGAAATTGAAAGATTATTTTGAGAAAATCTTTGTAATCAGTCACAACCCACTTATATCCAATTGGGCAGATAACGTGGTTCATATTACAAAAACTGATAATGTATCAAAAGTCTCACAATAGTGGGACTTTTTTTATTTGGTAGATTCGAATGAGGTGTGTATCTTTGTGGTATGGAAAAATTATTAGTTGATGGATTGGGTTATGATAAAGAACTCAACCAATATTTTACAAATTGTTATGCTTGGTCATACTCTGAAATTTGTTACGAAGGAGATGATTTTATTGGTAAATCTGGAATTACAAAAGAAGATGTTCTTACCGCCATGTCTCAAGCAACCCCTACTCGTGGAAAACAACTACAGACTATTCCTCATTTTGGTTTCAAATCCGACCGAAAATATCTTCCTGTGGGTATATCTCAATTAGAGGCTAACCAAATTGTGTTCAAGATGGATGCTCTTTTCAAGGAAGATATGAAGGAAATGAAATGGGTATACCGAGACATAAAAAAAATCAAAGAATATGGGACTGAATTTTATATTGGTCCTAAAAGTATTTGGTTAGACACAATAAAAGAAAAGTGGAATGATTCTTTAATTAAAGCAACAAATCTTGTTTTAGGTTTTTCTGAAAACAAAAACTTAGGTGATTTACAAACATTAGGTAGTCAAGGGGTTGTGACTGAACAAATTTCTGAATCATTAGAAATCGAATCCAAAATTCGTGTAATTATTCCTTGTGGTTACGGAAAAGGATTTTTGATGTATGCAGGTCCTCACAAATGGAATACGTTTACGGATAAAAAAACGATAGTATATTATACTCATAATATTCCAGCTACTAAACAGTTAGCATTGAAACATTCAGAGTATGCGTCAGACACTATGTATCATGGTCAAATTAAAAGGTATGTTGTTTGTTCAGAAACTAAAAATGTAAAGGGACAAATCGAACAGGGAATTGTAAATATTTCTGCATCTGATAATGAACTTGATAATATTATCAGACAACATATCCAATTCACACAAAGAGCGGCATTTTATGTAAATAAAATGAGTGCGGGTCTTTTTAATAAGAAGTTCAATAAAATTGCATCTGAACTAGCATATGAAACTTATAAAAATGTAGGACGTATTATTGATGAATCACAAGAAGTAACGGGTAATAAATCATCCACCAAAGTACAGGTTATTTCTGAACCGATAGACTCTCCACTTGTTTCTTTCACTGCAACGGAAAGAAGAAGAGGTCAAGATACTAATATTAACAAAATCTATAATGATGATGAACAATATTTTGGTGTTGTAGCTGTTGAAATTTTTCCAACTCAAACAATCCAAGAGGGAAGAAGTTGTCCCATTCATTTCAAAACTGTTGAGGTTTCATTCAATCATGAATTAATGACCGCAATAGAAAAAAATTCTACAATTGAAACATTATTCAACGAGAACTATTCTGTGGAAATTAGGGGAAGGTTATTACGTGGAATTGTTTGCTTAGTAAAATCCATCAATGAGGACAATCGTAATCACCCTCTTTTAGTTACTAATTATCGTTCAGACACTGAAGATGCAATCAAAATGATTAATATTCTCAAAGAATTCAAAGTAATACCTGAAGATTTCGAAGTGATTAGAGCTTTCAGAGAAGATGGATTGGATTCTGCAAAAAAATTTAACAACGGTAGTAAATCTATTATGGTGGGTACTCCTTGGGTTATTACAGGTATTGATGCACCTAAAACTGACGGTTTTATTCCTCTTTACGACATGGGGAGTGAAATTACAGCAACTCAAGGTGTAGGTAGAGGACAAAGAAAGTACCAAGATAAAAACTTAATTGTTTATATCCCTGTGAACCCAGATTCCAGTGAAATCCCAACCATGCTTCGAGTTGCCAACAATTTTATTCTTGGTCACAACTCACACAATTTTGGTAAAGAAACCACAGAATCTGAAGAAAAAACTGTTTTAGGTTCCGCCAAAAAATCTCCAATTACTTCAGAAATTGATAAAGATATTAATGCGGATAAAACTTTGAGAATATATTGGGATAAAGTTTACTCTGACCTCACTAATAATTCTATTGGTAGAGCATCCGATTATAGAGAGACATATGATGAAGAAAAAATAGAGCAATTATATGCTCAATACCAAGACAAACCATTTTCAGAATTTAATATTTCATCACACAGTCACCCAATTCAAATGGCTAGGGATTTGGGTATACACGATAATCTTTTGAAAAAATATAACATTTGGCACAAACATCACAGAAATAAAACCGAAGAGGATTTCAAGAAATTATTAGATTGTAAAAATAAAAGAGATACAAGAAAAAAACCTTATTATGCTATCCTACAAAGTTTGTATTCAACCCAAGACAAAGTTCTCATAGAAAAATACACTAAACATTTGGTTGAGCTTCGTACACGAGCATATTCAGATGAGGTGTTACAAGAGTTTTTTGATAATTTAACATCAGAAACCTATCCTAATAGTGCGAGAGAAACAGATAAGGAACATAATAAAAAATACCGCGCACTGTTTCATAGAGGTAAAGATACGTGGTATGATAAAATTATCTCAAAATGGGGTGATAAAGTTCCTATGGAGTTTCTCAAAGACGAAGATAAATTAAAAAGAATTAAGAAGTCCATAGATGAATCAATAAACTATACTGAGTGGTATTCCAAATACTCTAACCATAAAAGAATTCTTGAAAGACTCAACTCTATGAATTTACTCGACTCTTTAGAAAAATCCCGTAATCGAAATCGTTCATTATCAGAAATAATAGAAAGGGCTAAAAAGTTTACCACACGTAAAGAATTCTTAGAGAATCATCCTGATGATTTTGCGTGGGTTTGTGCTAATGGACATAAAAAAACTGTATTCTCCCATATGCCATTATTGAATGGGTGGGACAAAAGAAATAAGTAATTATACATGAATAACTATCAAGCAGGACACTGCCACTACTTTGCGGCATTACTATACTCGACACTAAATGAGAACGATGTCAAATGTAAGTATTGTGTAATCTACGGACATTATGTGGATGACTATAACGCGCATTTTGCAGAATCATTAGACCACTGTTATGTCAAAGTGGGCAAGTTTTATTATGATTCTCGTGGTAAGAATTCTCTTTACGACATTAGAGAAAGAGAAAACTCACGGATGAATTCAGAAGAAAAAATGGAATCATATTATTATACTGACAGGAAACTTACTAACAAAATTAACGAGTCATACTTTGTTCAAAAACCATTTTTGGAATTGGATTACGATGAGTTAGAAAATGATGTGAATAATTTTATATTAGAACATAATTTATTACCAGGAAGAGTTCCACCAAAAAAATAATAAAATAATTTACAGAAAAACTTTACGTAATTCCATAATTATGGTATATTTATAATAATATAAAAATATAAATATGGAAAAAAATAATTTAGTAGAGTTAATTAACAAAATTCAGAGCAAACGTGGGGAAGATGCTTTCGAGGTTTCAAACAATCCCATCTCACAAGCATTAAATTTAGATGAAGACCTCAAAGTCGTATATGATGAGGGTGATTTGACAAAAAACTTTGTTAGATTTGCTACCGACCTATTATCGGCAAAATATGGTGATTATTTCATGGAAGACATCATCAAAGGGTTTGGTGAAACTCTAAAAACAAGTAAGGATGACTTCAAAGAGTCATATCGAAACAAACCATCCTCAATCAAAGAAATACTACCAAGTGTGTTTATTCATACTTCCATGAGTAAAATTTTGATGGAAAGTTTAATCATTGATTTAATAACAAAGGCAAGATTGACTGTAAAATTTTATTCTTTGGAAAAACCAACGGCTAAATGGACCATGGAATTAGTTCTAAAAGAATCTGAAAAATATGACTCAATTAGTAGTTTTAGTAGAGGTAATCCAAGTGCTTATAGTACGGCAATCAAACTCGGAATCAGAGATGTTGTCATTAGTCACATGAAAACAAAGAAACACGGAATGAGTCCTGAACAAGCTCGTGAGAAAAAAATGAAAAATTTTTAATATAAAACCCCACCCTCAACGGTGGGGTTTTATTTTGCCGTTTAATTAAACTGGTTTACCTTTGTGATTATGAGAACATTAAATTACAATCAGTTATCCAACATTAAGGAGACCTTGGAGGATTTTAAGGTATTGTTGACACGTTATAGAAGTGTCAAAGATAATGAGACCAAGTTGAAACAGTTCTTTGTTAGGAACAGAAATCCGATTTGGGATATTACCAATTGCAAGTATTTTAAGACTGGTCTTATGTCTGAGTCAGCGAAAAACATTCCGTTGACTCAGTTGGTTGATGACCACTATATTCAGAGGAGTAAGGCCATGAAGTTCATATTTTCTGAATTGGATAGGGATGAGGATATGGGTGTTGATAAGTTCATCGCTCTGTTGAAGAAGTATTGTTCAACGGTTAAGTTATCTAAGGATGAACATAGTAAGGTAACTGTTGTTGCAAAGAAAAATCCTACCTATTTGAATTATGAGAGTTATTTGGCTTGTGAGATACAGATAGATGGTTTATCGGACTTGATGTTAAACTAATCAGAACCCCACCAATAAGTGGGGTTTTGTTTTTGTCAATAATATTTTATATATTTGCAGAATGGATAAAGAAATAAAATTACCTGTAAATCCAATCAAACAACATATTAAGGAGTTGTTGGATGAACAGTTAGAGAATTTCGTATTAATCGAAGGTGGTCAACAGAGAACTGTTGGTGACTTAATTGAGAGTAAGGTTGCTGAGATATTGTTCAATTCAACCAGTGAGTTGATATCTGAGAAGAGAGCACCGAGGAGTAAGAAATCTATCGAGGACGTTACTCTTGTATCGAATGGTGTGTCATATTACATTGACCCCAAGACTCACGACATCAATTCGGAATTTTCCATGCCGAATCTAACCTCGGTTCAAAAGATTAAGAAACTATTCGACACCACGGATAAGGAATTAATCTATGTTTTCGTGAGTTATGCCATCACCGAAGGTATGGTTATAATAAGTGATATTAAGGTGTTTTTCTTATGGGAACTTGACATATCCATCTTGGGAGTTGGTGCACTTGGTAAGGGTCAGTTGCAGATTAAGAATGCTAACAATAATTTGGTATTCACAGAGAAAGGTAAGGTGGGTTGGTACGGTGATTTCAAATTGTTGATGCAGGAGTTTTTGAAGAAGCAACTTATCAAGGTTAACAAACAAATCTTAGAATGGAGTTAATTTAATTTTTTTGTAACGTTTTTTTCATTACCTTGGCACCATGCAAATCTTTCTTCCCTACAACGACTTCAGAAAATCCCTTCAAGTGTTGGACAACAAACGATTGGGTAAACAACGTGTTGAGACCTATCAGATTATCTCCGCTATCACCCGTAGACCAAAGTTGGATGGAACTCCTTATAAGGGTTGGTTGAACCATCCCTGTACCATTATGTGGAAGGACCATGTTCCCGCTCTTAAGTTGTATCTCAATCATTCAATTGGTGAGTGGATTGTTCGTGGATTCAAGAATACTATGATAATGGAAGATGTGGAGGAAAGTGAGGTTATTTATCCTCCTTTTATGGGTAACGAAAGGTTCCATTCTTCACATCGGGCAAATCTTCTCAAGAAAGAACCTGAATTCTATTGTCAATACGGTTGGACGGAGAACCCTGAGGACCCTTATGTTTGGACCGATAAAGAAGGGAAGTGGTATGAACAACATTCAGGTAAAAAGGGTAGAGTTTATTTTTAATAAAACAATCAGTATTAATACGGAATCTTAAAATTTTTAGTTATCTTAGCGAAAATATTATATAAAATATGAAGAATTATTTGTTAACGGTTATTGGTAATTTTGAATCAGAGGAGATGTGTCAGGATATGGCAATTTCATTAACACCAGTTGTGGATTCTCCAAACTTGAAATTTCAACACTCAAAGGGTATTCTTATCTTCCATTTCGCAACAGAAGTTGATAAAGGTGAATTATTTGATTATGTGACAGGTGTGTTCTTTGGTATCACTGAAACGTTCATTTTGACAGAGATTAATGACAATTTGTCAGTTTCTATGCCTAAAGAGGTAAAAAGTCATCTTTTTGATTTAGAAAACTTGAGTGAGGATATAGATATGAATATAGATATGAGACAAGTTAGAAATGGTTTAGACCAATCTATGGAAGAGGAAGAAGAAGACGACTTTGTGGCATTACTTTTGGGTGAGAAGGAGAGATTATTCAAGAAACCTACTCTTGACCAAATCTTGGATAAAATAAATTCCAAGGGTTTGGAAACTCTTACACCATTTGAATTAGACGTATTAGATGACTATAGTAAAAAATAATATATGAAAGAAAAATCTGCAATTCCTATTAATCAAGAAGAAATTAATTCCTATCTCAAAGACATTCGTAAAATTAAGGTGATGACTCCCGAAAGGGAAAGAGAACTGGCAGAAAAGATGCTGTCAGGTAAATTAACATTATCAGAGAAACATGAAATCCAAAAAGAATTGGTTGAGGGAAACCTCAGGTTTGTTATAACCGTTAGTAAACAATATCAGAATCAAGGGTTGGATTTACCTGACTTGATTGCTGAAGGTAACTATGGTTTATTAAAAGCAATCGAAAACTTCGATTGGTCAAAAAAATTAAGATTCATATCTTATGCGGTTTGGTGGGTTCGTCAATCCATTCTACAATCTCTTAATGAGAATGCTAGAACCATCCGTCTACCAGTAAACGTTGTTCAAGAACTTCAAAAGGCAAAGAAAGATTTGGATGCTACGGGTACAGAATTACCTGATAAGTTTGTCAATCTTCCACAAGTTATTAACTTGGAGAACCCTCTAAATGAAGATGGTGATACGTTAATGGACATGTTGAGTAATCCAAACGCTGAACTTGCTGACGCTGGTTTATCTACAGAACAAACTCTTAAGGATAAGTTATTGGGTATGTTGGATGTGTTGGACGAAAGAGAAAAGATAATTATTCAAGACTATTTTGGGTTATCAGGTTCGACAAGAACCCTCGAAGATATTGGTAATGACTTCGATTTAACCAAAGAAAGGGTTCGACAAATCAAAGAAAAAGCTCTCCGAAAGTTACGAAATGAGACGAGCAGTCTGTTCGATTATATGTAATTTAGATTAAAAGGTGTATTTATTAAGTACACCTTTTATATTTGGTGTTAAACCTAAAATTAAAATTATGAAAAAATTTATAGAAAATAACTTTGTGGTTATTGTATTGGTAATTGCTTTATTGACATTCTTCAAAAGTTGTGGAGATACAAGAGAATTGTCAAAAATCAAAAAAGATATTAAAGCAATCAAAGATTCAACTTATACTAAAGATGAGTTGAATAGACAACTTAGAATTTCAGGTCTTGAAGCTGAAAAAAGAATGATTCAAGCAACAGATAGAAAACTCCTTGATGTGAGAAGACAAACTGAAATCGAAGATGAGATAAAAAGATTAAATGTAAAATAATGAATTGGTTTCAAAGAAACTTCAAAACAATAATCTATGTTGCTTTTTTGGTTCCTATCTTAACGGTAGCTGCGGTATCAATATCTCACGTTACCAAGTGGTACGGAATCTCAAACCCAACAGGATGGGCAATTTATTTATCGGTAGGTATTGAGATTGCTGCGTTATCTGCGTTGGCTGCAATATCTGCACAGATGGGTAAAAAGGTTTACTTCCCATTCTTCATAGTAACATTAATTCAATTTATCGGTAACATATTCTTTGCTTACCAATATATTGATGTCAACTCACAATCATTTAAGGATTGGGTTGATATGGTTGGACCATTGGTTCAATTCATGGGTGTTGAAGAAGGAGACCCAATAGGACACAAAAGATTTTTGGCGTTGTTTGCGGGGGGAATGCTTCCAATAATTTCTCTTTCGTTTTTACACATGTTAGTTAAATTTGAGGAAGAGGAAAAAAAGAAACCTAACACCTTAGACCTGAAAGATATTGATATCGATGAATTAAGTATTCAAGCAGGAATTAAGGAAAGAGAGTTTGTTGAAGACCCTCTTACGGCAACTCCAGAAGAATTGGAAAAATTAGAAGGAGTGTTAACAAAACTAAACGAACAAAAATTCGGAACCACAACAGAAGACCCAATCTTCGAACTTGATAAAGTTGAAGAACCACAACCTGAACAAACACCAGGAACCGTCAAAAAAGTTTTGAGTTATTTAAGAAGAGATGCTTAACATTCAGAAATATGGTGATTTCAAAGTCACAGGAAAACATAAAAAAAAGACTAAGATTATCTTATGTCATACTTCAAGGGAGGTTGGTGAATACTTAACCTCCCTTAAATTTAGATTTAATGGTAAGTACGACAAGATTCCACATTTTGTTATAACTAAAGAAGGTAAAATATTACAACTTTTACCTGAAAACGCATATTCAAATTACTTTACGGACGAAAACCTGAACAAAACCTCAGTTCTTATATGTTTGGAAAATTTAGGATGGTTGGAAAAGAAACCATTGACCAACTATTATATTAACTGGAAAGGGAGTATTTATAAACAACAGGTATACGAAAAAAAATGGAGAGATTTCTTTTTTTGGGAACCTTATACCCCAAGCCAAATTCAAGCGGCGGCAGGTTTAAGTTTACAAATCGCAGAAACTTTTCAGATTGAGAAGAAGTGTATTGGTCATAACGTCAAGGTTGAAGGAATCAAAAACTTTGATGGTATTTTAACCAAGAGTAATCTTGATACGAAATATACTGACCTCAGTCCTTCTTTTGACTTCGCAGCCTTCACAAAATATATTGAAAATGAGCAATACGCACAATGACAGGTATGATGAGATTAAATCTCTCTTAAAAAAATCAAGAGTTTTACTTGAACAAGAAACTCAAATTAATGTTGCCAAAGATTTGGAATCAAGAATCACTCAGGATAACGAATACGATACCGCTGAGACCGAAATTGAAAACGGCCAAGAACCTACACCATCTGATAAGACACAGAAGTATAGAATCTCTGGTGGTATACTAGCATTACACGGAAAAGACAGAAGTGATTTAGATATTACATCTGATGAGAAAATTGCATTCCAAGAGACTATGGATGAATTCGTAAATGAGGTTTCTGACCTTGTTGATTTTGGTGTATTGAATGTATATCAAAACAACGTGGAATGGTCAGGTAAAGTAATTGACGAAGATTTAGAATTTATATTATCTATCGGAGAAGATAGTGGAATATATATCAACGGACAAATGGTTAAAGTTGATACAGAATTTTTAGAAATGATAAATAAACTACAACAGTTCTACCAAAAGTTCAAATCCAAATGGGGTAAGGTACTTGCAAGTAGAAAGAAAACAAAAGAATCACCAAGATAACATGGAAACAGTATTAGACTTTTTTAAGAAACATTACAAAACGTTAATCAAAGTTGCCTTTGGTCTATTCATTCTTTATTATTTGATATTTTTCTTAACACCGAAAGTTCAAATGGCTCAAGATGATAGAGCAAAAATCGACTCTTTGAATAACCTAATCGAAGAAATTCATAAAGACCAATTAAAACTTGATAGTAACATTCAAGGTTACAATCAAAAAATTGATGAGGTTGACAATCACATCGATAAAATAAAAGGTCAAAAAACAATCATTAAAGAAATATACCATGAAAAAATTAATAATGTTGACAAGCTTTCTAACCCTGAGCTTGACAGTTTTTTCTCAAACAGATACAACTAATCAAGTTAAATGTTTTCCAATCCCAACGGTGAGGAAAATAATGAAAGACTTATTAAGTGGAGACCAAGCTAAGGCTCAGTTGAAACTTACTGAAGAACAACTAACTCAAACAGAGCAGAAAGTTGTTTTGAAAGATAGTGTTATCAACACTATGAAACTTAAAGAAGTTAACTATTTGACTATAATTGATTCTGAAAAACAAAAATTTGGAATCATGGAAAACTATTCAAAGAAACTTGAATGGGACCTAAAGAAAGAAAGAGTTAACAGTAAGTTCAAATCAATAGTTGGAACAGGTGTTATAGCAATATTAACTGTCTTCTTAATTACAAAATAATGGCATTAACTAATACAGAAACAAAAGAAATTGAGGTATTAATCCGTAAAGAAATAAAAAACTTTATGGCGGCTAATACCTTAAAACAATTTGAGGATAAATTGATGGACCAAATAAAAAAGGAAATCAAAAGAGGCAAATTGGAAGGTGATATAAAAGATATCACTCTAAGAATGTTCCGTGAGTTCTACCAATTCATGTGGATGAATAGAAGCTATTGGGAACCAAGACTTAAAAACGCATAATCATGTTAGATTCATCAGCAGAAAATTTCAAAAAAGGGCTTGATAAAGCTTTCTCAAAAATCAATCTGAATAAAGATACGATGACCGACTTAATGTCTGCAAAACAAGGCATGAAGGAAGAAGACGTAACTGAGAAATGGACTGAAAAATATAAAAAATCTATAGACTGTTCTAAACCTAAAGGATTTAGTCAAAGAGCACATTGTGATGGTCGTAAGAAGAAAGGTAAATCTGAAGCGACAGAAGCTACAGGTTCAGGTTCATCAGGTGCTTATTCAGGACCAGTATTTGGAGGTGACGATGCGTTTTGGGAGAGAAGTAGAAGTGAGACTCCAAAACTGAAAGAAAGTGAGGTTGAAAAGGTTGAAGCGACCGAAGCAACAGGTTCAGGTTCTGTTGGTGGTTATTCGTCTCCTGCAATGTGGGCGAAGTCGACTAAGAAGAAAGATTGGGGACCAAGTAGAAAAACACAATACCCTGGTGGTAAATTTGTTTCAGTTAAAAAGAAATGTACCAAATTCCCGTATTGTAATCAGGGAGATATAAATGCACTTAATATATCGAAGAACGAAGCGGTTGCAGAAGCAATCAAAAACGTCTCGAAAAAATTAAACATAGGTGAAAATGTTATCAAATCAATTTTGGAACATGAATATGAAAAACTAAGTAAAAGAACTAAATAAAGATATTTATTAAAAAAAAACAAATGAGCAATTTCAAAAAAAATATTGATGACCTCGTTTCCAAAATATTAAATGAGGAAATCGAGAATAAAGTTAAAGAACTTACAGAATCTCAAGGGGAGTGGATGGAGGTTGAAACTAAAGAAGCCCTTAAAGGAGGACAAAAGAAATTAGACGTTGCAGAACCTAAAGGTAAACTTGATGCTGCGGATTTCAAAAAACTTAGAAGTAAGAAAAAGGAAACAAAAGAAGAAGAGGAAGAATTAGACGAATGGTTCTATTTCGATAAAGATGAAGATGAATCAACACCTGGTGATTACGAAGGTGATGAAGAGGCAGAAGATGAAGCTGAAGAATTATCGGCTCAAGAACCTACGTATGTAGGTAAAGGATTATCAGATAACAAACCAGGAAAAATCTTTGGCTCTTTCAATGATGACCATGGATGGTATGATGAGAAAGACCGTGATTTCAAAGGAGATTTCGATTTTGACTACGATGAAGAAGAATTCGACGATTTCTCATCTATGTATGACAAATTTGGTGACAAAACAAGATGGTTCTCACCAGGTGAGAGAGGTCAAACATTGTTTGACATGTATAAGAAAAAATATGGACCTATGAAAATTAGAGTCGTTAAAGGATTAGAAGAAGAGGCTGAAACTCAAGAAGGAAATGCATTTACAGGTGCTTTAGCTAAAGCTAAAGAAGACGGTAAGGACAACTTTGAAGTTGACGGTAAGAAGTTTAATGTTAAAGAGGCTGAGGACAAATGGATTCAAAAAACAAAAATGAAGAAAGGTGGTTTACACAAGAAACTTGGAATACCTGAAGGAGATAAGATACCTCAATCAAAACTTAAATCTTTGAAGAAAGAGTTAATGAGTAAAGGTGAAGGAGACAAAAAACTTTCTAAATCTGATTCAACACTACTCAAACAAGTTAATTTAGCTTTAACTCTTAAAGGGATTAAAGAGAACAAAAATTCACTTCAATTAAGTGAAAATGAATTAATTGATTTGATTGAAAAAATTGTAGTTGAACAAAAAGTTAAAGATAAGGGTGAGAAATCAAATATTGCAACTAAAGAACCAGAAGGTCTTAAAAAAACAATGAAAGCGTTAGAAGGTTCTAAGAAAGAGAATGAAGACTATGCTAAAGAGGTTGTTAAGAAAATGAAAGGATATGCAAAAGACATGTTCAACGGAGGTAAAACCTTTGATGAAAATCCTGACGATTTCCCACAAAGTAACTATGATATGGAGAAAGAACACAAAGAAATGAAGTATCATCCATCAGATGCCGTTGAAGAGTACATCGAAGCGTTTGCTTACCCTGGTATGACAAATTTAGTTTACGATGAAATCAAACCTGATGATGAAATGATTACAAAGCAAATTAAAGGTGATTCTAAAAACGGTAACGCTGTTTCAGGAAAAGACGGTAAAGCTTTAGGAAACGTTTCTAAGAGAAGTGAGAAAGTTGGAGAAAGATTCAAAAAGAACTTCGACGAAAATCTTTACGGTGCAGAACAAATGGAAGTTTCTTACAAAAGACAACCACAACCTGTTGATGTTGCTGGTACTAAGAAAAGTGCTGGTTCGTTAAAAAGTATCAAAAAGAGCTCAGCAGCTAAAGCTAACAAAATCATGAGTCAGTTAGAATCAACAGAAAATAAGAAGGAAAAGATTATCTCTGAAGAAATGGAAAAAATGAAAAATTTAATTTCATACAACAGAAAAACTCAGTAAAAATTCACATTTATAATCATTTTACTATATTCTCCATAGATGAACTCTATGGAGAATTTTTTTAATTGGATGAGTAAACCAATCCCTAAGGAAGAAGTTGTTATTTGGTTTAATGTTCATAATATGAATTATGAAAAAATTGAACTATATGGTGATATTTTCAAATCACTCAATCAAGTTGTGCATGACACCTACATGGGTGATGACATAACTGAAACAAAAATATCTTTGAGTCAGGAAGACAAAGAACTACATTTCGAGTGGTGTTGGAAAAAGACGATTGAAGAATTCATGAAAGAAAATATTGAGATTCTACCTGACGGCGAACACAAGAACTATTTCAGAGGGTTTTATTTAGATACCTTCTATAACCCTACAGAAAAAAACATTAAAGGTGCGATTCCCAATTTTGTTTATGATGTTTTTGATGTCGATAAGGATTTTACAAAATCAGATTTAGATATATTGACAGAGTTATATAAACTCTTAGAAAAAAATATAGAATGAAAAAAACCTTATTTGTATTTACACCAGGACAAAAAAAGTTACAATTTCATTGTAATAAACAATTTTAATAATTTCAAAAAATGGAAACATTAGAACAAATCAAAGAATTAACTGAAGTACTTTCTGTTGACAGCACAAAATTTTTCAAAGGTAATAAAAGTGCTGGAACAAGAGCTAGAAAAACAGCACAAGAACTAAAGGCTCTCTTACAAAAATTAAGAGGTGAAATTCTAGAACACAACAAGACAGCAGAAAATGCATAATATTGATACGATATATCTTTTTGTATTTGTGTTCACAATATTAGTGTCATTAAGAAATGTCACAAAGTTTATAGGTGCCCTGTTACAGAGAGAACCAAAACCATTGGTTTATAGTAACAGGGAACTTATATTTTTAGGTTTATCAATAAGTTACATAATCACATATATTATTTCGAGATGAGTTTTTACAAACAAATAGTACCATTTATTGATTACATTCATTCAATAAGAAAACTAAAAAATTATTTAAGTTTTGATATGGTTTTTCCTACCAAGTGGTCATTACCAAAAAATTTGGTGGAAGAAGGACAAATCGTTGCATTCGAAACAGAAGGGGCGGAAACCAAAGGCATTTCATTCGTTACCGAAATAACGGACGTGGCAGTGAATGAAGTGTTGACTAAAATTGCCAAAGTTATAAAACTTAACAAAGAAAAAGAATTGAAAGAAAGACTTTTCCGTCAAACAGTTGAACAACTAAAACAAACATTCGAAAAAACGGATTTGGATAAACTTCAGAATCTTTATTTTGATTTTGATATTGACGAAGATACAAATTTAGATATTCATGAGCCAAGCGAAACAGAACCAGAGAATAATAAATTGGTTGGAGAGCGAGAAGAGGAAGGACCAAAGAGAACTAGAACTTCAAAAAAAGCTCCTAGTTCAACAAATCAAGAAGATTAATAAAAAGGATATTTTTCCTGAACCAAAAAAAATAAGTTTATGGCAGAAGTTAAAAGTGATGATATTGGGGACTTAGAAAAGTTAGCCTTGATTGCGGAATCAGTTCAAGCGATGTTTAATGGAAAGGCAACAATAGTGTTTGAATTAGGAAAGAAAGAATATAAAAAAGTCATCAATCATTTCAGAGAGATTGATAGACAACACAAACAATTTTCGATAGACATATCAGGTACTGAATTCCACTTTGTTTCAACAGAAGAGACTAAGAAGACGGTAGAGAAGTAAATTTCCTGTATAAGATTTTTTTAGAGATACCTTTAGATTCCAATAAATCATAAAGGTATTTTTTTTGCGGTGTTGAGTGGTCTTTGACAAATAGACAATCCCCTCTTTTATTTTTGAAAAAATGTAATGACAAGCAATCTAAAAACCTTTGAGATTCGGATTCTGACTTTGTCGTAAACAGATGGATGGACTCCTCTTCTTGAACAATTATTTTGTTATTGAGTGAGGATAACATTTTCATTCCCGTTCCCTTCAAGTATTTGGAAACAAACTCTTTCGTGGTAATCTTCTTTTTCTTTTCAATATCGTAAATGGTCTCTTCCTTTTTGTATGGGGCAATTTGGTATAAAGTCATTCCATCCTCCTCGAGTTTAACCTTTACAGAACGACCAAATTCGTCTGTAATGTATACGGGTATTAATTGTTTGGAACTCATTTCGACAATACCTAACTCATACTTGCACGGATTACCATTCTCAACCTCAGTATTGAAAATTACCTCATCCGATTCTTTCATCATTTTATCATATAAAAGTTTTGCCTTCTTATGTGTGATGAACTTCTTTATTATTCTTTTTCTCTTTTTATCCTTGAAGAGTACTACCAAGTAGTTTGCCATATATGAAAGATTATTACAAAATTTTAGAAGTTGAAGAGAATGCGTCCGATGACGACATAAAAAAAAGTTATAGGTCTCTATCTAAGAAATATCACCCAGATGTAAATCCTGAAGGTGCGGAGAAATTTAAGGAGATTGCCGAGGCATACGAAACATTAGGTGATAAGACCAAAAGAGAACAATATAACACTTCGAAGAAAAATCCATATGCAGGAACACCATTTCAGGATATTTTCAATTCAATGTTTAATCAACAAAATCCTAATTTCAGACAGAGAAAATCTACACCCGATAAAATAATTAAACTCCAAGTGACTCCAATCGAATCATATCTCGGTGTTGAAAAGACATTATACTATGTTAGAGATATGGGATGTAGTGTATGTAGTGGAGCGGGAGGAGACCAACAAGTTTGTTCAACTTGTAAAGGTTCAGGGTTTACAATCAAACAATTTGGAACAGGATTCATGGTTCAACAAATCAGAACACAGTGTCCGACTTGTGCAGGTAGAGGATATACGTTAGTCCATAAGTGTTACTACTGCGATGGAAGAGGTTCAAAACCTAGTTCTAATGAAGTTAAGATAACATTACCTTTAGGTGTGGATAGTGGACAATATCTCAAACTACAAGATTTAGGTGACTATAGAAATGGTGAGTTCGGTGATTTAATTGTTCAAATTGAGGTTATACCAAAAGATAACTACGAAAAAATTAACAACGACCTGGTATATAATCTTACTCTTAACTTAGAGGAGATACAAAATGAAAAGTTTTTAATTCCACATCCAGATGGGGACCTGAGTATGGAAGCACCGAAAGTCTTTGACACCTCTAAACCCTTAAGACTTAAAGGTAAAGGATATTTTGGTGGTGATATGTATGTCAAATTAAACGTTAGGTTCGAAAGAGTTACTTCATAATTGAAATTAATTCTTTGACAATTTCGACGGTACCATATATAGATGAGAATAGTACGTATAAACCTAGCACAATTACACCGATGTGTTTGTATGACTTAGATTTCATACATTTTTTACAACTTTTTTGTTCAGACATGATTTTCTATTTAGATTATAAATAATACGAAAAAAAATTTGTCTTTTCAATATTTTGACTTTATAACGCACTTTTATTATTTTTTGTGATATTTATAATATATGGCAAAAATAGGTAGACCTAGTAAAGAAAATGAAGATAAAAAAGTCAAGTACGGAATCAGTATTGACCGATATCTTTTCGAAAAAATGAAAAAAGAAGAAGCGAGTATTTCTAAATTTATTCAAAAATTAGTTAAGGAGTATTATGAAAAAAAAGAATTATAATGAGGATTATTTCGAACAAATAGATACGGAAGATAAGGCGTATTTTTTGGGGTTTATTTATGCTGATGGGTCGGTAATTTACGACGATGAAAAATATAGATATAAACTAATGTTGAAATTACATACTAAAGATAGTCACATATTAGAATCTTTAATCAAATATGTAAATGGTGAAACGGATATTTGGTTTCATGGTCAAAGAGATATGTGTGAAGTTGGATTTTCAGGTAAAAAAATAGTTATTGACTTGATTAAGTTAGGGGTAACACCGAATAAAACCTTTACGTTGAAATATCCTAATATTGATGAAAAATTAGAAAAACATTTTTTAAGAGGATATTTTGATGGTGATGGTTGTATAAGAACAAATGTAGATAAAAGAGATGGTACAAAACGAGGTGATTTAAGAATAGTTGGAGGTTCATTGGAAATGTTAAATAAATTAAATGAAAGAATGAGTGTACTATTTGGTACTAATATTAATAAATTATATGGCCCCAAAGATAAAGAATTCAAGTACATTGGGTGGGGAGCAATGACAGACATAGAAAAAATATATCAAGGATTTTATTCCGAAACCAATTTGTTTCTTACAAGGAAAAAAATTATATTTGATGAGGTGATTAAAATAATTAATGATAAAAAAAAATATAGAAAAAAATAATATATGGCAATGAGTTATATTGGTGGTAAAAGTCGTATTGGTAAATGGATAGTTCCATTTTACTCACAAGAAATGGAAACATATGTTGAGACATTCGGAGGAATGTTTTGGTGTTTCTTTAACATGGATTTGGAAAGATACCCAAATCTTAAAAAAGTCGTATACAATGACTTTAACCCACTAAATTACAATCTTTTCAGATGTGTTCAGAATCCTACAGAACTACAAAGAGCTTTGGATTCCATCCCTGTTCAACAGGTGGGGACTCCTGTTACTGACATAAGTTATAGGAATAGATTCGTGGAATATCAAACTGAATTATTCTCATCGGGTTTTACGATAAACTACCCTGACTATGAGGTAGCTGCCAAATACGCATACGTCCTCACACAGGTCTTTTCGGGTAGTAAGCCTGAGACTTCATCGTTTATTGATTTGAAGGGAAAATACAGGTCCAAATACCTTTCGTTTAGGGACAAATTATCAAAACCTGCATGGATTGCACATTTTGATAAAATTACCCATGTTGAAAATATGGATTTTGCGGATGTCATCACTAAGTATGATTCAAAATCTACATATGTTTATTTAGACCCACCTTATTGGAAGACTGAGAACTATTATAATAATCATGATTTCGACCGAGATGACCATGAAAGGTTAGCAAACACTATCAAAGGTATGGAAGGTAAGTTCAGTCTATCTTATTACGATTTTCCGTTATTACACGAATGGTTTCCTGAGGATGAGTATCGTTGGGAACGTAAGTTGTTTGCAAAAGCGGCGGCTGCGAAAAAAAATACCAAACAAAATATGGGTGAAGAGCTGTTGATATTGAATTATTAACTATTTTTGTATTCACAATATATTTATAATATAAATCAACGGTAATGAGATTCACGTCAATATTAAGACAAGTTATACTTGAGCAATCAAGATTCGAGATTCTAAGAGATGCTTTAACGAAGCCAGCTCAAGATAAAGAAGGAAATAAGACAAAGCCTAAAATGAGTCCTCAAGAATTCTTGGCACTTGTTCAGGCTGACCCTACAACTAAAATGAATAATGTTGACCCTGAAACAGCCAACTCGAAAGAGCTTGACAAAATCAAGGCGGGTAAGTATGTACAGTGGTTAATTAAAAACTATTTAACTCCAAAGACTGAAAGACAACCTGGTGATAACGGTTATGAAAAAGAGGTTAAGGCGGTTAAGGATACATTCATGGAGGATTTGTATAAAGTTACTGATGACTTGAAAAAGTTTGAAAGATTCAAAGGTAAGTTACCAGCTGAGTCAAGAGATATTAATAAACTTACTCCCGACTCATTATATGATGCTGTAAAAGATTTTGATTTGACTTTAGCATCAACAACTAAGGCCGAAAGAAAAAGTGCTGAGGTACACCCTGGTGGTAAATTAGTTTTCGACGGTGATAATTGGAGAGTTGTTGAAATTAAAGATAAAGGTGCTGTAGGTAAAGAAGCCGCGTGTTTCTATGGTGGTAATAACCAAGAGACAAGATGGTGTACTTCTGCACCAGGTGCTTCATGGTTTGACAGATATATTAAGGATGGTCCTTTGTATGTTGTATACAATCCAAATGATACTGATATTGCACCAGCTACAGGTTTACCTAAAACTCGTTATCAATTCCATTTCCCATCAAATCAATTCATGGATAAGGACGACCGTCAACAAGACTTGGTTGCTTTATTAAACGGACCTATGTCAGAATTGAAGACATTCTTCAAACCTGAGTTCGCAAAAGGATTGACAGTTGGTGGACAAAAATTAGTTATTGATAGTTTCAGTCACGGAGCTATTGGTAAATTCATAGCACTTTACGGTTTAGACGATTTAATTGGTAATTTACCTGATACATTAGAAGAATTCCAAATTCAAAACAGAGATAACAAGAGTGATGTAACAATTACAATCCCTGAAGAAATCGGAAGATTCAAAAATCTACATATGATTCTTTTGGATAACTGTATTGAAAGTATTCCAGATGCAATCTGTACATTACCAAAATTGAGATTCTTAGCGTTAATCAATAACCCTAAGTTAACTTCAATCCCTGACTGTGTTGCTGACTTACCAAATCTATTTTTCTTGAATTTGAAAGGTAGTAACAACGTTCAAATTCCTGATTCTATCAAGGAGAAAGGAACTGAAATGGGTGGTGGAATGTGGGACCTTCAAGACGATTAATTCAAAACCTTAAGATATGAGTGTTGATGTTGAGATATACATGAATAACATGATAAAATTCTTCAAAGAGAATCCAAGTGATTTACTTAATCTTATACCTAAAAGTAAAGAAGAAGAGTTTTACAACAAAATTCGTGAAGAAGCTTTCAAAAATATTGAAAAAGGTGAGGACGCTAATCTGACACAGAAACAATTAATGGAAATCTGTGTTATTCTAAACGGTAAACACCCAGTGGCCGACCGAAAAATAGATGGTGTTTTTATCACCACAAAATATGGTTTAATTTGTTTGAATTAAAATATTAAATGGGAGACAACGTTGTCTCCCATTTTTATTTTCCGTATCTTTGCATTGATGAAACAAAAAATCTACAAAAAAAATTTCGAGAAATATACTTGTAACAAGTATAAAGACACTAATAGTATCATGCCAATCACCACCGATTATCATGATGACTACTTAATTCAATATGGTGTTGAACATCCGTTATTTGCATTTGAAGAATCTTATGATACTGAGGAAGCTTATAATCAATATTTTGGTAATCCAATGTATTCTGTAATGAAAGAATATGTTATGATTATTGTTGAAAAAAATGAAGACAAGATTGCGATAAAATTCTTTCAAGGTTATAAACATAGGAGAGAAGGAAAACCATGGTTCAAAGTTGAAAAGAACGTAGATTATATTACAGTCAATACCAAAACAGGTGATGTCTATAACGGGTATATTCATGGATATCAAAGAAAGAAAAGATGTGTAAAATTGGTTAAAAGAAATAGTTTCTTCTTAGAACCTGTGGAATTGCTTAAAACCAAAATCAAAAACATTCTCACAAGGTTCACCAATAAATCTTTCGATGAGGTGTCTATGGCATTTTCTGAATTCATGTTTCACATTGACCAAAGAAAAAACTTCGAAACATTAAATTTCGGTGATAGATTATTTAGATTCTACCTCGATAAAAGAGGTTACAAATATCCAAACAATTTCAAAATCTTCCCAAGACAATTGGTGGGACCCGAGATAAAAAAAATATTAAAGAAAAACGACAAGAAGTTGATTGATGCCATAATGATAAAAAATGGTCTATCAGGTAAAAAAATCAAACAAGCGTTACATGTTTGTGAAGGATTGAATATCGAACTCTATAAAACAGCTAAAAATCTTTTCGGTGACGATTGGATAAATCAAGATGAGGAAAATGTTATCCTAAATCTGTTGAATTCATCTGAATCGTCCATAGGTTCACTCAACTATCCACGATTATTTTCTGAAGTTATTTCGAAAGAAGAATTGAAAAAAGTTTATAGTTTATTCAAACAAGTTTTCATACACCAAAACCTAGATTCTTATTCATTTCATGACCACATTAGAATGTATACAGAACTGAAAATGTTCGGAGAACAGGATTTGAAATGGCAATCAGTTGATAATAAAGATGAATTTCGAAAAGAACATTTGGATTGGACCGATAAGTTACAACACTATAAGATGGGGACGTACCAAAGAACTTATCCCGAGTACATGTATGAAATAATTTCTCAACCTCTGTGTAAAGATTACTATCCTATTCTTTTGGATTCGAGTGAGAAATATAATCGTGAGAGTAACCATCAATCAAATTGTGTTAAAGGTTATATTGGAAAAACAGGCTCAATCATTATTTCTGTTAGAACTGGTGAATTGTTAGATGAAAGAGCGACGGTGGAATATGTTTTAACTAAAGAAGGAAAAGATGTTCGGGCTAATAGAGTACAGAGTTTGGGAAAGTTCAATCAAAAATTAGAGGAGTATTGGTCAACAGTTCTATTGAAATTAGACCAACAAGTATTATCTTGTATAAGAGATGAAAGATTTGAGACAGTAAAAATATCAAAGGTGTGTTCTAATGGTACGATTCTTAATTCAGACTCCTATTGGGACGACGAAGGTAAATTACGATGGACCTATAAAAATATAGATAATAGTCATTCATATATAAACAACCTACAATTTAACTTCCATGGATAAACCTGAATATATAAAAAATTTGGAATCGAAAGATAATTTTTTTTCGGTTATGGTATGTCATACCCTGAAAGGAGATTTTCTAAAATATTTGAGTGAGAAAAAACTAACAAGAGTTTATGAAAAGTCCTCAATGAAGGAGAATGGTTATTTGACTTTCGAGGAGGTAATTTTTAAGAGCCAACAAGATTTTTATTTATCTGTTCAAATTAGAACAATTCCTCAATCCGAAACAATTTTCCATCTAACTATTTATTATAAAGTAGAACAATACAATGAATTGTTTTTGTTCTTATCACAACTATTAAAACAATATAAAAATGCAACAACTAACAACAGAACAACTTAAAGAGAAAATGCAAAATGGGGAAGATTTTGTATTAGATTTATTCGCCACATGGTGTGGTCCGTGTAAAGTGATGTTAAATAATTTATCAAAGGTTAATGAATCATTGATAAATGAATCTGCGGGTTCACCAAAATACAATATTTACAAATACGATATTGATACTGATAAGGAATTTGTAATTACTGAATTAGGTATCAGAAGCGTACCAACAATAAAAATTTACAAAGGAGGAAAAGAGGTTTTTTCAAAACCTGGTGTAATGACTCCAAGTGAAGTTCTAAGTTTATTAGATTAAGATATGAAAGACTTGAATGTAATAGTGTATACGATGAAAGGATGCCCCTTTTGTGACCAATTCAAAGAGATGCTGGTTCAAGAGTCCATAGAATTCTTCGATAGAGATATTGATGAATACAGTGATGAATATGATTCATTCTCGAAGATAACTGAAAATGATATGATACCAGCACTTCTAATAATAGAAGGTGATGGTGAAAAATATGAATCATTTCTTTATGCACCTGACAGAAACTACATGGAGTTAACCGAAGCGGTTGATATAATTAATGAACACAGAAAGAAAGTAGGAATAATTTAGATTATTATAAAATCTTTATTTCTTTTTTTCAGGAAATCATATTCAGAAAGTGGATTTGTGAGTTCAATACTCCAATCCACTTTTTTTATTTCATTACTTAACCAAACCATATTAAAGTCAAAATTATCTAACACCCAAGACTCTACAATAATATCTTCAGATTCGGAAGAGTTATTGTATACAGAAAATATGGGAATGTTAGTGTCGTCTTTCATTGTGGAAAGATTAAATGTTAGAGTTTTAACAGGATAGTTTGGTGGTATATTGTAGAAAATATGTTTACCGTAATAATAAAGTAACCTACCCTGACCTAAGGAATAACCGTGGGGGAACTCAGATGATAGAATGAGAATATCATCTCCTAATTCTTTAACGTTATAATTGTAATCACATGAAATGTCATTTTTTTCGTAGTGTTCAATTTGTTTGGGGTGATATGAACAGTTATCTGTGTTATGATATGTAAAACTTAGTGTTTCGGTTTGGGGTAAATCCTTATTGTATTCAATCAAATCAATTGTGTGTGTGATTTTGTGTTTTTCCAAATACTTTGCATGAATTTTCGAAAATTCATTTGAAATCTCTGTAAGATTCAATATTTCTTTTGATGTTGTGAAACCTTTGACTAAAATAAAATTTTTACAGTCAACGAGATTGATGATTGATTGTTCCTCATGAGGTATTTTGGAGACTATAAAGTCCGCAAATAAGTTCAATACAAATATTCTACTTGATTCTTTTTTTATTATCATTTTGATTCTTCTAATTATTTATTGTAATTAAAATTATAGTAAAATTAAAAATAAAAAGGAATAAACTTTTTGGTAAATAACAATGTTTCATTGTATTTATAGATTAAGAGAAAAATAGTCCATGGCTAAAAACATCATAATATATCCAAGTAACGAGATTTCGAGATTACCATCACGAATTCCGTTCATTGATTTCATTAATACAGGAGGTATTAAATTACTGGTTCAATCAGGAGCAACTATACAATTTAGTTCATCAACATACTCTAACGTATTAGTTATCAGTCCAAATGACTCATTAGTTACGGCTGGTAATGCGTTTGTCGTTGGTACCTTTTTAAGGATGGGTGGTACACAAGTTATTGACACAACTAATAATTGGGTAGGTCCAACATTGGGGCTTGATGGTGCGCAGGGAGCTCAAGGTGCAACGGGTCCCCAAGGAGCACAAGGTTCTGTAGGAGCTCAAGGTTCTCAAGGAGCACAAGGTGCAGGACCTGGACCACAAGGACCACAAGGTGCTACAGGTCCACAAGGTGCTCAAGGTGCTGTAGGTGCTCAGGGAGGAATAGGTTCTCAAGGTGCGGTAGGTAATCAAGGAGCAGTCGGACCAACTGGTTCGATAGGTAGCCAAGGAAATACAGGTGCGCAAGGTAATATAGGAAATGCAGGTGCTCAAGGTGCTACGGGTAATACAGGTGCACAAGGTGCAACAGGTAATACGGGTAGTGTAGGACCACAAGGAGCTACGGGGTCTCAAGGACCTCAAGGTGCTCAAGGTGCTGTAGGTCATACAGGTGCTCAAGGAGCCACAGGTCCAATCGGACCAACAGGAGACACAGGACCTACAGGTCATGCAGGAGCACAAGGTGCTACGGGACCTCAAGGACCTCAAGGTGCTCAAGGTGCTGTGGGACATACAGGAGCTCAAGGAGCTACAGGACTAACTGGACCAACAGGAGACACAGGACCAACGGGCCACGCAGGTGCTCAAGGTGCTACGGGACCTCAAGGACCTCAAGGTGCTCAAGGTGCTGTGGGACATACAGGAGCTCAAGGAGCTACAGGAGCAACAGGACCAGGTGGTGCAACAGGACCAACAGGTCATGCAGGTGCTCAAGGAGCCACAGGAAATACAGGTGCACAAGGTGCTACGGGAGGAACAGGTGCTATTGGACCAACAGGAGCAACTGGTGCCACAGGGGCTCAAGGTTCCCAAGGTGGAACAGGAGCTGTGGGACCAATCGGACCAAAAGGTGCGACAGGAGCTGTGGGACCAACAGGAGCAACTGGAGCCATAGGACCGACGGGACCACAAGGACCACAAGGACCACAAGGACCAGCAGGTCCCACGGGTGCTCAAGGTAGTGCAGGTGCAACAGGGATTACAGGACCGCAAGGTGCTACAGGAGGGACAGGTGGAGCAGGAGCAACAGGAGCTCAAGGTCCAACAGGACCACAAGGACCAAAAGGTCCACAGGGAGCTATAGGACCAACAGGACCACAAGGACCACAAGGACCAGTAGGTCCACAAGGAGTACAAGGACCACAAGGTGCAACAGGTGCACAAGGACCAAAAGGGGCTACAGGTGCAACGGGACCTACGGGTGGACCTGGACCACAAGGAGCATTAGGACCAACAGGACCACAGGGAGCCACAGGGGCACCAGGACCAACAGGAGGAACAGGACCACAAGGTGCTACAGGACCAACAGGACCAACAGGTGCTACAGGTGCTACAGGACCCACAGGAGGGACAGGACCACAAGGAGCTCAAGGTGCTACAGGACCAGGAGGAGGAACAGGACCACAGGGTGCTCCAGGACCAACGGGAAACACAGGACCACAAGGTGCTACAGGACCAACAGGACCACAAGGACCACAAGGACCACAAGGACCACAAGGACCTACAGGACCAGGAGGTGCACAAGGTGCACAAGGAGCACAAGGAAGCACAGGACCAGCAGCTTTTACATGTTATTTTAATTCAGTTTCTTGGGGAGGCAGTACTTCCGAAGCTTGTTTTTTCCCAAGTAATTACTCAGCTTACTCAAATTTTACATGTCCTAGTGGTGCTCTTTATCTATACGACAATATTACTTCCTGTGAGGCAGGTGGAACTTCTTGGGGTTTAATCGGTCCTGGTTATATCAAAATGAACTGTAATAGTGTACTTGGTTATGTTGGTGGAGATGGATTTTGGGATGGTAACTCTTTTTGTTCAGATAAAAGATTGAAACAAGGTGTTGAAACATTACCTGAAAGTTTGAAGTCTATCTTAAAATTCGATGTTGTTGAGTTTGATTGGAATAAAAATTTGAATGAGAGTCAATATAACTATTATAATAAACAAAACAGAATTCACTCAATCGGATTGATTGCTCAAAATATAAGACAATTTTACCCAGAGGTTGTTACCATCATGCAAGATGGTTATTACAAAATAAATTATCCTAAATTGAATGCTGTTTTAGTTGAAGGTATTAAAGAACAACAGGTCTTTATTGAAGACATAGAACAACAATTAATCGAGTTAGAAAATAAATTGAAATAATGGCTAATGTAATTATATATCCCCAAGGTAATGGAGGCATAACCGACCCATATATACTGATGGAAGACGGTTCCCAAATGGCGCTAGATGTTAACGATGGTTCTATATCATTTTCATCATCTACAAGTCCAAGTTCATCTGTAATTTCGGGAGACTTTGTGGGTTCATCAAGTGGTACGACAATATCAGGTATTTTATATGTTGGTGGAGTAGCTATGATTAACTCTACGGGAGATTGGATTGGACCAACAGAAGGTCTAAAAGGTGCACAAGGTTCGCAAGGACCAAAAGGTTCCACGGGTGCTCAAGGTGATACAGGACAACAAGGACCAACAGGTTCTCAAGGTGCCGCGGGAGCTACAGGAAATACAGGTGCTCAAGGAAATACAGGTGCTCAAGGAAACACAGGAAATACAGGTGCTCAAGGAAATATAGGAGCACAAGGTTCCACAGGGGCACAAGGAGGAGTAACAGGTGCTCAAGGTGATGTTGGTGCTCAGGGAGCAACAGGTTCTCAAGGTGCTCAAGGTGCATCAACAGGTGCACAAGGTGACCAAGGTGCTCAAGGAACACAAGGTGCAACAGGTGCTCAAGGAGGAACCACAGGTGCTCAGGGTGCGACGGGAAATACAGGTGCTCAAGGAGCCCAAGGTGCTCAAGGTGCTAATACAGGTGCTCAGGGTGCGACAGGTAATATAGGTGCTCAAGGAGCCCAAGGTGCTCAAGGAGCTAATACAGGTGCTCAGGGTGCAACAGGTAATATAGGTTCTCAAGGAGCTCAAGGAGCTCAAGGTGCTAATACAGGTGCTCAGGGTGCGACAGGTAATACAGGTGCTCAAGGAGCCCAAGGTGCTCAAGGTGCTAATACAGGTGCACAGGGTGCGACAGGTAATACAGGTCCTCAAGGAGCCCAAGGTGCTCAAGGTGCTAATACAGGTGCCCAAGGTGCGACAGGTAATACAGGAGCTCAAGGTGCTCAAGGTGCTCAAGGAGCGTCAACAGGGGCTCAAGGTGCACAAGGTGCCACGGGTGCTCAAGGAGCAACGGGGGCACAAAGTTCAGTTACAGGTCCCACAGGTGCACAAGGTTCACAAGGAGGGGCAGGAGCAACAGGTGCTCAAAGTAGTGTACCAGGACCTCAGGGTGCCACTGGAGCACAAAGTTCTGTTCAAGGAGCTACAGGTGCTCAAAGTTCAGTTCAGGGAGCCACAGGACCCACGGGTCCAACAGGTCCACAAGGAGGACAAGGAGCCCAAGGTTCCACTGGTGCTCAAGGTGCTTTAGGTAGCCAAGGTGCTCAAGGAGGAGGAGGGGCTACAGGTGCTCAGGGTAATGTAGGTGCCACAGGACCAGTAGGTGCAACAGGACCTCAAGGTGCTCAAGGAACCCCAGGACCACAAGGTGCCACAGGACCAACGGGACCTCAAGGTGGAGGAGGAGTTACAGGTGCACAGGGTAATACAGGAGCCGCGTCATCAGTACAAGGTGCTCAGGGTGCAACTGGACCAGCAGGTACAACACAAGGTGCACAGGGACCAACAGGTGTTACAGGTTCACAAGGTGCACAAGGAGGTACAGGTGGTGGTGGAGCACAAGGTGCACAAGGAGGGACTGGTGGAACAGGACCACAAGGTGCACAAGGAGGTCCTGGCGGAGGAGGAGTACAGGGTTCACAAGGTGCACAGGGACCAGGAGGACCAGGAGGTGCACAAGGTGCACAGGGACCACAAGGTGGAGGTGGAGCAACAGGTGCCCAAGGAGGGACTGGAGGAACAGGAGGACCAGGTCCACAAGGTCCTGCGGGAGGACCTGGACCTACAGGTCCACAAGGTGCTCAGGGGGCTCAGGGTAATATTGGACCACCGTCTGATTGGAGGTTGAAAGACAACATCAAAAAGATTGATGATGTTTATAATAAGACAAAAGGTATTGAAGGTGTTAGTTTCATTTGGGACCATGACCATTCAAAAATTAAAGACGATGAGAATATTGCGGTAATGGATGCCTTCAAGGGACCGTCAATCGGTGTAATTGCTCAGCAAATAGAAAACATTGTTCCTGAAGTTGTCTTCACTGATGAGGATGGTTTCAAATCTGTAGAATATGGGGCTATGGTTAGTCTTGGGTTTGGTTCAATACAGGAACAACAAAAAATAATTGATTCAATTTATCAAAGAATAAACAAACTTAAAGATTTAATAAGTGGCTGAAGATATAATAATAACCCCAGCATCGGGAAAGATTGATTTTATTGACACTGGTGACACAGTGACAACCATGGTTATTGAAAGTGGTTCAATCAAGTTCAAGAGAGGAGCAACGACATACCTATCATTCAACCAAACTAGTCCTACATTAACATTGGGTGTATCGATGAATGCGGGAGGTGTTAGTAACAATACTTTTGGGTTGATAGGTCCTGGTGGTTGGTTGGGGAACCCTCAGCCCCCAGGACCTCCAGGTTCACAAGGACCTCAAGGTGGTCAAGGTTCACAAGGACTTCAAGGACTTACGGGTGCAACGGGAGCTCAAGGATTATCAGGTGCGACAGGAGCACAAGGTGCTCAGGGTTCTCAAGGAGGACAGGGAGCTCAGGGTTCTCAAGGTGCTCAGGGTTCTCAAGGAGGACAAGGTGCTCAGGGAGGACAAGGTGCTCAGGGAGGACAAGGAGCTCAGGGTTCTCAGGGAGGACAAGGTGCTCAAGGAGGACAAGGAGCTCAGGGAGGACAAGGTTCCCAAGGTAATACAGGTTCTCAAGGTTCACAGGGTGGACAGGGTGCGCAAGGTTCTCAAGGAGGGCAAGGTGCAACAGGTGCCCAAGGAACTACAGGAGGTCAAGGTGCCCAAGGTGCTCAGGGAGGACAAGGTGCTCAAGGACCAAAAGGTCCCCAAGGAGGACAAGGTGCTCAAGGTGCTCAAGGAGGAATAGGTGCGACAGGTGCTCAAGGAACTACAGGAGGTCAAGGTGCCCAAGGTGCACAAGGAGGACAAGGTGCTCAAGGACCGAAAGGTGCCGAAGGAGGACAAGGTGCTCAAGGTGCTCAAGGAGGAATAGGTGCAACAGGTGCTCAAGGAACTACAGGAGGTCAAGGTGCCCAAGGTGCTCAGGGAGGACAAGGTGCTCAAGGACCAAAAGGTCCCCAAGGAGGACAAGGTGCTCAAGGTGCTACAGGTTCTCAGGGAGCCACAGGTGCTCAAGGCTCACAAGGAGGAACAGGTAACCAAGGTTCACAAGGGGGAGGAGGAGCCACAGGAGCACAGGGCTCACAAGGAGGTGCTGGACCAACAGGTGCTCAAGGTTCACAAGGGGGACAAGGTGCTCAAGGTTCACAAGGGGGACAAGGAGCACAAGGACCTACGGGTGCTGTGGGTGCTACAGGTACATCTCCAACAGGAGCACAAGGTGCACAAGGTCCTAAAGGTGCAACAGGACCAACAGGACCAGGAGGTGCTCAAGGTAGTCAAGGAGGTCAAGGTGCTCAAGGTGGGACAGGACCACAAGGTGTTACAGGTTCACAAGGACCTGCGGGTCCACAAGGAGCCCAAGGAGGTCAAGGGGTAACAGGACCTGGAGGTGCTCAAGGAGCTCAAGGAGGTCAAGGGGCACAAGGAGGTCAAGGTGCTCAGGGTTCGCAAGGTCCTCAAGGAGGTCAAGGTGCTCAAGGGCCACAAGGACCAAAGGGTGCTCAAGGACCAACAGGACCAACAGGACCTGGAGGTGCTCAAGGTGCCCAAGGACCTGGAGGACCAGGAGGTGCTCAAGGTGCCCAAGGACCTGCAGGGCCACAAGGACCAAAAGGAGGTCAAGGAGCAACAGGACCAACAGGACCAGGAGGTGCTACAGGACCACAAGGACCAACAGGACCTGGAGGTGCTCAAGGTGCACAGGGGGCAGGAGGACCAACAGGAGCACCAGGGGGACCAGGAGCATCAGGACCACAAGGAGGAATGGGAGGAACAGGACCACAAGGTGCTCAAGGAGCTACAGGAGCTCCAGGACCCTCTGACTTCAGATTCAAAAAGGAGATAAAACCACTAAAAGATTCTATTCATAAAATTAAAAAAATTAGAGGGGTAAGTTTCTATTGGATTAAAGATGGTGAAACGGATGTTGAAAAAAGAGACATTGGTTTTATCGCTCAAGAGTTAAAAGTGGCTTTACCTGAAGTAGTGGTAGGGCAAGAACCCAACTATTTAATTGTTAAATATCAAGATATTGTGGCACTTTGTATTGAGGCAATCAAAGAACAATCTATAGTAATTGAAAACAGTTTAAGTAAATTAGAAAAACTAGAATTAATAGCAAAAGAAAAGGGGTTAATTTAACCCCTTTTTTTATTTATAATATTTTCAATTTCATTTTTTGTCTTAAATAACATAGTCAAAAACCTTTTCCAAATATCAGGGTTATATTTTTTAATGAGTAGTATGTAGTGTAGATAGTAAGGTATTTCTTCTTTATTAGGGATTAGTTCAGAAACATTTGGATAATCTGTTGAAATATCTGCTAACATGTTTGAGATTTTATCACTATTAACATATTCGTCATTTATTCTATAAAGAACATCTTGTGATAATTTACTCAATTTTTCACCTTTTGAAAAATAATCTAATATATTGTTGAATGATTTCAACAATAAGGACTTATTTTCGGGGTTTTTTGTCCTGTTAACTCTTCTTGTGTACTCATTCACCAAACCCTCAAGAAACTCATTTGTAATTGCAAAGAACTCTATTGGATGTCCCCAATACTCTTCGTCCTTTTTGGGATTGTAAGTTACTTCATAACTTGGCTTCCATTCGTGACTTTGAGTTGGGTCAGATGCGTGAATCATCTCGTGATATATTGTAAGGTATAAATTTTTCTTTGACTGATAATGTTTCGGATTAACTTCAATGAAAATATCTGCGGGGTCTAAAGACTTTTTTGGGTTAGTTCCCATGAATCCAATATAAGGAAGTCTCGGATTAACAATAACTTTGACTAAACCATCGGTACCATCTGCAAGCTTGAAAGGGAAGAAGTCAACTCTAGTTTTCTTCACGTATTTCTTATTCCTATCATTCCATAATTTGTCAACAACTGATTTCAATCTTTCCTGTGTTTCAGGAGAGAACTGATATCTTTTTTGTTCAGAAATAACCGAAGTCAATATGTTTATAAATTTAATCATCTATCTAAATCTGTTCTCCAATCTATTGGGAGTTTTCTTGGTTTAATTTTACCTGCATAAGAATCAAAAGTTTCCTTGAATGGTATCTGAGCTTTTTTGATGTCTTTGATTCTTGTCATGTTATCACCAATCCCTGTAGATAAATAGGCTTGAATTTCATCATCCACCACGTTTTCACCATATCCCATACCAGTTATTTTTTTAGCAACCGCATTTCTAACACGTGGGTCCATTCTTTCGATGTTTTTCGATTGTTTGGTTCTATAAACTGGATTCACAAACCATAATCCGTGTGCTACTTCATGAAATATTAAAGATGGGTCATCTCCAGTCGATTGGTCAATACCAATTAGATAGTAATTATCGTTCCCAACAATACTCCTTAACGTCTCGACAACACTGAACATTATTAAATCGTAAAAGTTTAAGTCAGGTATCTTGGTTATACATGATTCTATTGATGTACAAGGAATATTATATCCCGCCCAATCTTCATGGTATGAAAAATAATCTTTCTTTGTTTTTTCTTTATAAAACTTTACATAATCATACCATTTGAAACCCTTACCTCTGAATGAATCTGAATCTGATTCATAGAATTCTTGGTATCTCATGAATACTCTTGCTCTTAATTTATCATCTTTGATTACGAGAGCATAAATTTTCGGATACATTTCGAATAATTCTATTTGAGATAAAATATTCTTAATGTTTGTTGGCGGGGTCTTTCGTGGAGTGAAACCTCTTTGTTCTTCGAGAACTTTTAATATGTTATTTACAATATTCACTAAATGTATTCCTTGAAATACTCATTTATGTTCTTATCTACCGTACGGGAATCTGGATAATCAGGTGCATGTACAGATAAACAATCTCTATCTTCTGCCATGATGGATATAAAACTACCGTGGTATTCTAAAGTCCCTGTATTACCATAACCTTTATTATTATGTAGATAGTTATTGATGTCTGCCTCAAATGCTGTCAAAGGTATCTTAGTATATTGAATTTCAGTATTCTTTTTATACGGGTGGGGTTTTGTTATCCATTCACCTGGACCTATGACATAATCTTGTAATTCGTACCATATTGAACGATAAATATCATCCTCATAGGCTGAGTTATATGATGAACTATGGATTGAGTATAATTCACTTTTCAGGTGCTCCAATGGACCATCAAGTAATTCATTCATACTTTCTTCATCATCCACAATTCTCTTAACATTTTCCGAATTAACATCAACATACTCAGGATGACCCTGTTCTGTTGCAATGAGTTCGAGTTCTTCAGTTTCAGCAGGAATTTGTTGACCTTTTAATGTATCTACAATGTATTCACATAATCTTTTATCGTTTTCAGGTGTTAACTCTTCAATAACGTCTCTATACAAGTCTTCTGTCGTGTTCCAAAACGGTTCCCAGCTAGATTCCCCATTCAATATTTCTTCGATGGTATCTCTTGATAATCCATTTCTGTCGTTTTTACAAAACAATCTTGCTAAATCACCTCTATCACTAAGTTCCAAATATGCCTTTTCATTCTCAATTACTACGTCATTCAATAAAGTCTGAATCCATTTATAATAATTTTTTTTATCGTTGTCATATAACCATAAAAGATATTCATTTTGCCAATCTCCACCATCAACGGCGTTGTTTGGGTCTATTTCGCCCATACGACCTCTTTTCTTCAACATATTGAAAAAAGTTTCATAGTCGTTGAAATACCTTTCAACGTCTAAATCGTTATTATTAAACTTTTCTATGATATCATCAATGTCCATCACATATAAATACAAAAAAAGGGACAATTTTCATTGCCCCTCAAATAGTTTTTAGATAAATTACTAACCTTTCACCCAACCGTTCGTGTTTGTCTTGTTAACGTTGTAGTATTTTTCCACAGTTTTCTTGATTGCAGATTTAATACTTTCATTTTGTTGTTGTTTAGCTTGTTGCACTTGTTGTACTTGCTGAGGTGTTTGTGGCTGAGGTGGATTTTGATTTCCGTTATTTTTACATCCGCATCCCATGATTATTAAATTTTGTTTTGTTTATTATAATAAATATGTTTGTAATCCAATTATACAATACAAAAGATATTTATTAAATAAAAGTTGAATGAAATTTTCAGAAATTATATTAGAGAGTAGGGTAGAAGACTTCAAGAATAAATTTGGTAAAAAATATTCTTCGGAACAATTGGATAGGATTATTGATTCTATTCCTCAAAAGTTTTTAAGTTGGGTTGGAAAAAACTTCGATAGTATAAATTTCAACGAAAATTTCCCATCTCTTAAATCTACATTGGATAGGTTTGAAAAAATATCGAGTAATCTCCCAAAAACCGATTTGAATGATTATGTGAGTTTAGGTGAACTAGCGGAATCCATAAAGGATTATGATGAAAGAATAAGACGAAATTTCAGAAAAGTCGAGGGTGGAAATGTGGTTTACGAAGACGATAGATTCTTTATTGTGAATCCACTTACTCACGAATCTTCATGTTATTATGGTAAAGGTACTAAATGGTGTACTGCTGCCGATTCGGATTACCAATTTAAGCAATACAATCAAGATGGTAAATTATTTTACATCTTGGATAAAACTTTACCAACTAACGACCCACTATATAAAGTGGCTTTACTAAAAAAATTCGATGGTGGTATGACGTTTTACGATGCGGTTGATGAAACTCTTAAAGGGTCTCGTTGGATTAATGGTACCGAATTGTTTGACAAATTATTAGTTGCTATCGATACATACATGGAGTCAGAATATCAAGAACAATTGAAAATTTGGAGAGATAAAGAATCTGCAAAGAAAGAAAGAGAAAGATTGGAAAGATTGAGACAACAAAGAATCCTTAATGAGAGAAGGGAAGAAGCTCAAGAAAGAAGAATAGAGGGTGAATGGGAATTAGGTCCTGATTGTCCTGAGGATGGACTCAAGGCACATGCATTATTAAAATATTTGATTGAAAATGGAGACGCCTCAATTATTACAAATGAGGACAGAAATGAAATCCTAAGATTACAAAATCAAATAGATGAACTTCAAGCTGAATATGACAACAGTGGAGACGCAAGAACAGATTTATTGGATGAGATAAGTAATTTAGAAGACGAGATTGAGGAAATTAAAGATGGTAAAATTGATGTCTACAATATCGTACCAACAGGTACACATTATGACACAACATTATTTGAGGTTATAGATAGTGAGGTGGAGGGTAATTCATATGCTGTTGGTACTGAAAGTGAAATGGAAAGTAGTAGTTACGAATCTATAGAAAATTTGATTGATGATATTGGATATGAAGGATTCAATGCAGGATTTGCAAGAGAACATATAGACGTAGAAGCCGTTGCTAGTTATGCTGAAGAAACTTACGATGATGATGTTAGAAATAATCCTGATGTTTATTTTGATGATAGTGAGAGACAACTTTCGGATGCGCAATTGGAACAAATCGGAATTATTAAGATGAGAATATCTCAAACGAAACAGTTGATTTCAAATTTAGAAGACCAATATGATGATGAAAATGATGAAGTGTTAGATGAGAAGATAGAGGAGTTAACAGATATTATTATGGAATACGAAGATGAGATTCAAGACATTGAATCTTCACCTGAAGGTGAATTCCCTGAGGATATGATAAGTGAAAAAATTGAGGACTTAGTTAGCGACGTAAGGAGTGACCCTGAGTGGTTCATGAATGAATTCGGACTTGAATGGTCTGAATATGTTGATAAGGATGATTTTATCACCGCCGTAATTCAAGCGGACGGATATGGACATAGTATGAGTACTTACGATGGTAATGCTGATGAGATATACGTCCAAGATGAATTATTTTATGTGATGAGAATTGATTAACTAATTAACGAAGGTTATAATTATTCTATGGGAAGAAAGAAAAAGACGACGTTCAAATTAAGTCCAGAGTGGATGTTGAAAGAACCTATAGACTTTGAATACAATAAGTACACCTTATTGGACTACCTGCAAAAATGTGAGAAAGGATTTAGCAATCTTGAAATATATCCAGATTTTGTTGAGTTATCGCTACATTTAGCAAATATTCAATCTTTAGTCAAAGAAAATACATTACTTCTTACTAATAAAAAATTTGAATCTTGTGATGATGAAATATTAGTTAAAGAACTTGTTGCAAAAAAACCAAGAGAATTATCGAAAACAGAAGAACTTGAATTGGATAAAACAATCCAATATTCAGGAAATAAATTGTTTGATGCTTTCAACACAGCCAAATCAATTTGGAATATGGCTTACGATAATTTAGATATTTCAATCAAAAAGAATAAAAAAAATTTGAGTGGAGGACTTGGGTATGTTTTTTTCTATAAGAAGGAAGATAACAAAGTTTTAGTTTGGGAGTATCAAATTAAAAAACCCAAAACAGACAAACACAACAATAAAACCTACATCAAATTAATCTATGAAGGAGCTCCAAGTGAACTAACACTCCATCATATTATTGAGACATTTTCATCATGGAATGATGTAGAAGGATATAAAGAATTTCCAATATTCGAAGCCAAATGTTCCCAACCATTCCCAATGGAAGAAACGTTGATTCCAATAATGAAACGTAAAATTATGGCGTATGTTTTTCAGATAGTTAACTATGAAAAGATAAATAACTTTGATTCTGAAGAATAATTTGCCTATATTTGTAACATGGGATTTAATCAACGATGGGTCGTACTTGATAGATGTATCAAAGCACTTACAGAAGGTAAATTAAAAGATTACTATGGTAAAAGTGATTCGTTAGTCTTTGAAGATGAAACGAGTTCACTAATTTTTGACCTATTCTGTCAAGGTAAATCCGACGATGAAATTCTTATAATAATTAATCAAAAACAAAACATGGAGGAAAAAACCAATGAAGTGTATTAAAGCGTTAAGACCAGGAAAAGATGTACAAGTAGGTGACATCAAAAGAGTAGATGAAAAAACTGCCTATAATATGGTGGGTTCATCTTGGGCATATGTTTCCAAAACAGAATGGAAATTGTCAAGAGGTAAAAAAGTTTCAGAACAAAAAAACGAACAGGCGTCAGAGCAATCAACAGAAGAAGTTGAAAGAAAACCTTACAAGAAAGGTAGTAAACCTGAAAAAACCAAAAAATAAATAAAATGGAATTAATTGTACCTTTCGTAATTTTACTCTTAACAATCTTTGTGGTATACGGTACAGTTGATATGATAAATCAAATCAATAAACTCGAAGATGATTATGAAGAAGTTGATTAGTAAAATATTGAATAAATTAGATTGGTGGTTTGACTATTATTTTGTTTGGATGTTATATAATGGAAACAAAACTCACCTATACATCGAATACATGGAAAAAAAATGGGGAAAAAATGAGTAAAGAAATGGTAAATGGACCCGCTCACTATGGTGGTGCGGATAATCCGTATGAGGTAATTAAAGTCTGTGAGGCTTGGGGATTAGATTTCGATGCATACCTTTTCAATGTTGTAAAGTATGTTGCAAGGGCGGGGAAAAAAGATGTTGCCAAGGAATTGGAAGACCTCAAAAAAGCGGCATTCTATTTAGATAGAAAAATCAAAAATTTAGAAAAATGATTATTTGGCTTACAGGACAACCTGGTTCAGGTAAAACAACAATTTGTAAAGAAATTCTGAACCTCAAAGATAATAGAATTTTTCATATTGATGGTGACGATTTGAGAGACTTGTTCGATAATAAAGATTATTCTGAACAAGGTCGTAGAAAAAACATTCAACTCGCACAACAAATTGCTGAATACCTTACCAATAAAGGTAAAGACGTTTTGGTGTCTTTGGTTTCCCCATATAAAGACCAAAGAGACAAGTTCAAAGAAAAGATAGGGGATAACCTAATTGAAGTCTATGTTCACACCTCCGAACCAAGAGGAAGAGAAGATTTCTTTGTGAAGGAATATGGACACCCGACTGAAAATTATTTAGACATTGATACAACTAATGATAGTGTTGAAGAGTCAGTAAAAAAAATTTTAGATTATGCAAAAAATTCACGTTGAGGGAGACCCTAAGTTAAAGAATAGTTCAGGTAAACAATATTCGATGTTTATTGGTAGATGGCAACCTTGGCACAAAGGTCACAGATGGTTGATTGACCAAAGACTTAATGAGGGTAAAAATGTTTTGATTTGTATTAGAGATGTTCAACCTGACGAGAAAAACCCATTTACTACCGAACAAGTACATTCAAATATAGTTGTTGAATTGTTGGATTTAATTAGTGAAAAAAGAGTTGAAATTATCAAAATCCCTGACATCGAATCAGTAAACTTTGGTAGAGGAGTTGGTTATGATATCATTGAACATATACCACCAACAGAAGTAAGTGAGATATCGGCAACTAAAATTAGAGAACAATTAAAACAAGAAGGTAAAATATAATGATTGAGACAAATAAAATAATAAATGGTAACTGTGTTGATGTTATGGCAAATCTGCCTGAATCTTCAGTAGACCTTATAGTTACTTCACCACCATACAACGTTGGAATTGATTATGATACACATAATGATAGACAGTCTATGGAGGACTATTGGCAATTCACAAAGGATTGGTTATCAGAGTCATTCAGAATTCTTAAAGACGACGGAAGAATTGCGGTTAATATTCCTTACGAGGTAAATGTACAAGACAGAGGTGGAAGGATATTGTTTATGTCTGAGTTCTACCAAATTATGAAGAACCTTGGGTTCAAATTCTTTGGATTAGTCGACTTGGATGAGAATTCACCACACAGAAGTAAGACTACTGCGTGGGGTTCTTGGATGTCTCCGTCAGCTCCTTACATCTATAATCCAAAAGAATGTGTAATATTAGGATATAAAAAGAATCACATAAAGAAAATTAAAGGAGAGCCACAATGGAAAGGGGATTTAGTTGATTTGGAACAAGAAGATGGTACTATCAAACAAAAAATGATGTATCAAGAGGAAGATAAGAAAGAATTCATGAGTTTAGTTTATGGTCAGTGGGAATACTTCGCAGACACAAAACAACAGACCAAAGCAACTTTCTCGATGGACATTCCAATGAAAGCAATAAAGATATTAACTTATAGAAACGATATAGTTCTTGACCCATTCACTGGAAGTGGAACTAGCATCTGTGCTGCGGAAATAAGTGGTCGAAGATGGATAGGAATAGAATTGAGTGAAAATTACTGTAAAGTTGCTAAAGATAGAGTTCAACATTTTGTTGATAAGAATAAACAATTGAAATTAATTTCATAATATAAGGGTCGAATGACCCTTTTTTTATTACTTGGATATTTATAAGAAAAATACCAATGGCGGAAATCATAATAAACGAGAAACAATTAGAATTAATCCAAGATTTAATCACACAAGAAGAAAATCTCAAATTGGCTGAACATAATTGGTCAAACTTTTCGGACGAGGAAAAGTCAATGATTGTAGAAATCTGTAAAGAACTTTATCCACAAAAATCAAAACTTCTTAAAGAATCTGAATGGTATAACACAGTTGGAGATATTGCAGGTATTTTTGACCCAACAGGTGTTGTGGATTTAGTGAATGGTATTTCATATATCAATCAAGGGGATAATTTATTTGGATTTTTATCTTTAGTTTCAGCAATCCCATATGCTGGTGACTTAGTTGCCAAACCTGTAATGGGTGCTCTTAAGGTTGGTGCACCAAGTGCAAAAGCATTAGAAGGAGTTTTGAAAACTGTTAAAAACGCTAAGTCCGCAGAGGAAATAACAAAGGCCTCTCAACAATTGGCAAAAATTTCTGCTACAGGCGGACTTACAGGAAAGTTCGTGGACGGAGTAAGTAAAATAGGTGGAAAACTTAGAGGAGTTGTAGAAAGAATTCCTTTACCTGGTGGATTAAAGAGAACACTAATACAATGGTTGGATTTGTTTTCAAGTGCGGCAAGAAAAGGTACTAAAGTGAGACTTAATTCTCAAGTATTTGCTAAAAATTTCCCCAAATTAAGTAAAGAAGCTCAACAAGATGGACTTCAAAAATTAATAAATGCATCCAAGAAATCAGGTTTATTCACATCATATAGAACCTCAAAAGGTTTGATGTCATGGAAAACTATTTTTGGTGGAATGCCTCAGTTGATAGGTAGAAATAAGTCGGTTAGAGCTCTTATGAGACAAACCAAATTTTATGCTGGATTCTTGGATTTCTTAGGACTTGGTAATTTTGTTGGACCTGATGAATTAGTAGAAAAAATGGGTCAGGAAAAAGTAGAATCCAAAATGGCACAATACCAACAAACTGAACAAGGTAAACAATATTTCAAAGATGACTTTGGTGACGAAGATGCGAGTGTGTCAGATACAGAACAAACAAGTAATAAACCGACAACACAACCTTCAGCTCAACCCTCAACACCTCAGAGTAATCCTATTGGAGATTATTTTAAGAGTGTATTAGGAGGACAATTATTAGGGCTAAATAAAATATAATAGATAGAACATGAAAGAAGAATTAACGCTCAAATTGGTACAAATCCAATTACAATTCAAATTTTTACATTGGCAAACTTTTGGAGATGCTAAACATAAAGCTTATGGTGAAATATATGACTCGTTGGGTGATATGATTGATACTTTCGTAGAAACGATGATGGGAAAATATGGTAGAGTTGAATTCGAACCTGAGTTTTCAATCATGTTTCAAGACATAAAGTCATTAAGTGTACAGAATTTCATGGATGGAATTACTGAATTTTTGGTTGAGATGACTGACCATTTGGATTCAAGATATGATACAGATTTATTGAACTTAAGAGATGAAATGTTGGGAAGTATTAACCAATTAAAATATAGATTAACATTAAAATATTAACATGGGAAAAGTAATTAGACTAACTGAGTCAGATTTGACTAATATAGTTAAGAAAGTAATAGAGGAACAATCAATGGTTGCCAAAGGTTCAATTGGTAAAGCTAAATCAGAATTTCCTGATGCTAGAACGAGGAATTATGAAGTAGTTGCGGTTGAAGGTAGTCCTATGGCTGACGGTAAAGTAATTGCCAAGATGGCAAAATTAGGACCAAATACTCTTGTACAAATGAGAAAAGGTGATAAAGTTACAATGAGTAGTATATCACCCGCAGACAGAAGAAAATATTTCCAAGGAGTGGATTTATATGTAAACGAAATGGGAAAACTTGAACTTTTTGTACATCGTGCGTAAAAAATTAATCACAGAAACGGGTATAAGAGACATTTCAGCTTTGAGGAAGAGATATCCCAAAGCTGAAATTTATTTCCATCAAGATTTGGATGGGGTAACAACCGCTATTGCCATGAAAAAATACTTGGAGGACAATGGTATACAGGTTGTTGGTTCACATGTCATTCAATATGGTGACAAAGAATTTGCTGTCAAGAAAAACGATGCGACAGGAGATACGATGCCAGTTTTAGTTGACTTTGCACATGGTAAACCAATGTTCAAGATTCATACTGACCACCATGATAGACAAGTCGGTGTTGAGAAGGGAACGTCAAAACAATTCAGAGGAGCTCGTTCAAACGTTGAAACCCTTTCTCAAATAGTTTCCCCAAAAGATTTATTCCCAACTTCAGATGTTTTACTCATCAATACCGTTGACTCTGCAGATTTTGCTAAACATAATATCTCACCTGAACAAGTTGTCAATTACATATACAGAGTAGACAAAGAAGATTCACTACAAAAAAATAAAATGTTATTAGGTTTGGTAATTAACAAACTACTTTTAGCATTCAAAAACAAGCCAGGATTTTTGGAAGGGTTGGTAATGGATTCAGAACCATCATTACTTTCAATACTGAACAACATCAAGAATTGGATGACGATGACAACGGCACCAAAACCTGAAGTGTTACAAAAAAACGCAGAAGATTATGCAGAACAAATGAAGAACTTCCCAGAAGTTAGTGATAATATTATTTACCAATATGGCGGGGGCAGTATGTTCAAACCTGGGTCATATGATAGGTATACCCCATTTAGAAATAACCCTGAGGCAGACTTTCTTATCATGGCATGGCCGATGGGTTTGGTACAAGCGTCGTGTAATCCGTTCAAAAAGGAGAGGGAACTTAAAGGTGTCAACCTTGGTGAAATTGCCCAAGAGGTTTTATCCAAGTGGGAAGACAAACTTAAAGACAAGAAAATACCTCTCTCAACCATAAAATGGATTAGTGAAACAAGTGTAGGACCTGAAAGTATTGGTTTTACATTCCAAGACTTTGATGCAATTTATGGTGGTAAATTTATTGGTTTACCGAATGGAGAGGAAGTGTTGAAAAGGGTTAAGGATATGATGGAGAAACCATTCAAAGACCTGACTGATGATGAAAAAAGAATATTAGATTCTATTATGGTAAACTCTTGGGATTTAATACAGGCAAACTCAGGTGGGCATAAGTGTATTACAAATATAGGTGGATTAAGTTATTTAGGTCGAGGTACTAGACCACCTCAAGGGAATTATCGATATGACCCAAACTCGGATGATAGTCCTTACGTAAAGTTCACAAAGATGGTTGCGAATGATTTCAAATCTAAGTTGAAAGAAAAAATACAATCCGAGAAACAATCGGTTGAAAGTTCGAAATAACTTTAATATATTTTGTGTATGGCAAATAAAGTATACACAAAAAAAGGGGACGACGGAACAACAAGTTTGTTATCAGGACGAAGGGTCTCCAAAACAATTCAAGAAATTAAGGCGGTAGGTTCATTGGATGAACTAAACTCATTCGTAGGTTTACTAAGGAGTGAGATATTGGATGTTAATGGAATCTTCGAAATTATTCAGTGGAATCTATTCAACGCTGGTTCAATGATTATCAATGATAATGATACTGATTTAACTGAAGTTACAGATGAGGATATTAAATCATTGGAAGAGTCAATGGATATCATGAACAAAGAATTACCTGAATTAAAAAACTTTATTTTACCAAAAGGTAGTCGAGCAGTTTCAACAGCACATATTTGTAGAACAATAGCGAGAAGAACAGAAATAGAAGTTTTAGAATGTAAAGTTTTGGATAACTTTATCAAACTTCATCCCATATCGAAGTATCTTAATAGACTTAGTGATTACTTTTTTGTTTTGGCAAGATTTATTGCTCACAAAGAGGAAGTAAAAGAAACTATTTGGAAAAATTAGAAAATGTACTCGACAGAATCACCAGCCTGAATGTTTAAGTGCTCACAACTTCCACCCATCAATTCTAAAACAATATTACCTCTACCACAATAAGAAGGACATGGTTCTTCATTACAAGGTGGACAATTAAAATGGATGTTTACGATAACATTATTTTTTATTATGATTATGTCGAGAGGAATGATACAATTTTTCATCCAAAAACATTGTTTCTTTCCACCCATTAAAAATAGTAGTCCGTTGAAAGTCGAATTAAATTTCTTACCCATCATACCAATTGATTGGGACTTTTCATCAACTAAAGTTTTTACATTAAAAATATTATCATTAATTTTAACTCTCATATTATATAAATACCATGGATAAAAAAAGATACGTCGGTGTGGCGGTAAAACATCAAAACAAACTCCTTTTATGTAAAAGAAACAATCAGGGTTCATTCCCAGGTATGTGGTCAATACCTGGAGGTAAATTAGAAGAAAATGAAACAACCCAAGAAGGAGCAAAACGCGAGTTCTTCGAAGAAACATCACTTAATATTGATGATGTTGAGTTAACATTTGTTGGACTTATTCCAAGACATACACGTGATGGTAAAAAAGTAAAAGGATTTATGTATGTGTATTTATTGAATACAGAGTCTCCGATGTACCCTGACTTGGTAAATGCTATTGATGGGGAGGAACATACTGAATGTGGTTATTTTACAATAGAAGAAATTAAACCTGAGACTTCAGGTGAATATCTTCATAAATTAGCGGAAATTATTTTATCATGAAAATTTTAATAGGAATCTGGGTTGTCTTATCTCTTATTGCTAATGTATGGGCATATGTTCATTATAGAAAAAAAATTAAAGATACCTTAAAAAAACTTGACCATTAAAAAAAAAGTCTTATATTTGTAAGACTTTTGATGAAAACGGAGATATTTATATTTCCACACCTGAAAAGGTGAACATCCCCAAAAAAAAGTTTCATAAAAATTTTACAGTGTCAAAATTGTTAATTACCTTTGTGAAACAACCCGTCCCACAAGTGAGAAAGTTGAGAAATTTTAGTAACTTGTGGGATTTTTTATCGGATGTATTAGTTCTTAGAAAAATATTGATTACACCCGCTGGTTCAACCAGCGCATGACGTGGATAGGTGACCGTGGGGAAAGTGGGATTGTAATCATTAAGATATATCGCGAGGTAGAGCAGAGGTAGCTCGGAAGGCTCATAACCTTTAGGTCGGTGGTTCGAATCCATCCTTCGCAACAAAGTGAAAGTAATTTCACAAAAAGTCTTTCAATAGATTTGATAGTTCGAAAATAACTTCTTATCTTTGTAAGACAAAACAAGAAAGGTTGATTACGGTCATAAAATCGAGGTTCCCTTTCTTAAAAAAAGATTTGACGAACTGAAAAGTTCTTCATATCTTTGACAAACAATCGGGTAAGACCGAGAGTTCTTTAACATCGAGATGAAGTTAACCTGTCCCATTAGGAGTGGGGGGTGATTGAGGGTGAATAACACATCTTCAATGAAGAATAACCAATTCAGTTATCTTGTTAAAAAAACTTACAAAAAAAAGTTTGATTGTTTCCCAAAACATTCTTACCTTTGTAAGACAAATGAAGAGAAGGGGTAGTAAAGGTTCCGAGTTTACTTGGTCGTAAAGTTTCCCCTTTTCTTCATTCTTGAAAAGTTCTTTGAATAAAAATATTGGGCGGTCTATAGTCCATAAAATAAACCATGAAAGTGGTATAAAGTGACTCGTTCTTGATTGGAACGGTTGCGGCTTCGGAAACGGAGCTCGAGTAGACAAGCGGGATATCATCTGACCTTGAGTATTGAGGGTGACACTTTAGGGAAAGTGGTTAGGTGACCAAGCGATGTGGGTCGTTTGGTTGAGGTGGGAACACCAATAAGAATAACTCGTAGAGCTGTTGTAAGAAGTATGGTCATCCAACTATACAATTACGGAGTTCAATATTAAAGTAGACTTAAAACCGAAAGGTATGGGTTCGTACAGGTGGTGCTGTTGTTCTCCTTACTCTTCACCTACCAAGGTAGGAGTTATGAAGTAGACTTAAAGTATGGAGGTCGGGAGACTTCAAGGTGTAGTTCAGTATCGTCTCGTTCAAAAGATGGGATGGCTGGTTTGACGGACCGCTACATCTATTATCCACAAATCACAACTTTGTTAATTAAGGTTTAACAACTTATAAATCAATAAAGGAAAAGTGTTCGTCAGTCGTGGTAGACAGGTCACTACTTAGTCATGAGTTGTTCATGGCCGTAAAGGGTCCCAAGCCCGATACGATTGTTTTGAAAGTTCTCTAATCTCGCAAGGATTAATTGGGGTGGCAACCTCGAAGAGTGATAAGTAAAAATAGAGTATATTACGACTTAAGGATTGGTTAAT